TTTTCAGCTTCGGAAACTCCCATAGCTTCAACCGTTTTATAGTATGCGGCTTCTTCCTTCTTTGCCGCCGCGTCAATCATAGCAGTTCTTTTAGTAATTGACCGTTCTTGCTGCGCCGTTAAAGCTGCTTCTTGTGCTGCATTGATCGCCGCAAAATTATTTTGCGTATTAGCCATTGAAAAAGCAGAGGTTATCCCATTGCCTACCTTAGCCGCGATTTTTACGGCTTCATAAGCTGCTAAAAGCTTCAATACTTCGGATGTCGTACTGGCTATCTGCTGACGATTTTCAGCAATCAATTTAGCTGTTGATGCAAGTGTAGTAGTAATTTCCCCGCCTTGACCTTGAAACAGATCAACGAAAATAGATCCAAAAGCTATTTTTAACTGTCCGGCCTGCATTTCTATTTCCTTCATCTGCAAAGCCATCTTATGCATTTCTTCCGGATTTAACCCAATGCCTTGTACTTTACCGGCAGACGCTTTGGCTTCGTTATAACGTTCCAGCGTTGTTATTAAGGATAAACCGCGAACGCCAAGCGTTGACATTACATATTCTTGCCCCATACCGGCAGCGTTTGCTTTTTTGTATCCTTCGGCCAAAGCAGCTAACTGCTGATTGATCGGCAAGAGTTTTCCATTTTGTCCGACAAGACTTACACCTACGGCATCCAAAACAGCCTTACATTTTTTACCTTCGTCAGAATTAGAAGAATAACTTTTGTCTAACCGCATCATTGCCGTTGATGCTGTGCCTACATCCCCACCGGTTAACTTGAGAACGCGCGAAAATTCGGCGGCTTCTCCAGCAGATATATGCAATCTCTGTGCTAACGTATATACTGCATCACCTGCATCCACTGCTGACTGAATTACAGAATTTAATCCAAATCCTGTAGCAGCAAGACCAACAAGAGAATTAAATTTACCGATAACCCCGGAAACCGAAGTGTTAAGATTTCCGATAGCTTGATTCATTTCATTTACTGGATTAACAGAAAAAGCCTTATCAATATCGCCTTTAGCTTTATTCAAAGAAGAAGATAATCCGCTTGCATCAGCGCCTATTTTTATTTGTAATTCTGATATTGTACTCATGCTTTACCTTCTTTCTTTAAACCAAACTCATGAAATAAGACTTCTTTATCTTTTGCTGCTTCTGCTGCTTTATCTTCTGCCGTTACATATAATGGGTCAGCTATCTGTGCTGCTGATACCGGTTTTTGTAGCTGACAATTAACTAACCAAGATACAAAATATGCTGTCCGGTAATCTTGATCTTTTTGCTTATTTTTATAAGCATTAAATATCTTACGTAATTCATGCGGCTGCAATCGACCATATTCGTCTGGCTTTATGCCTACTGCATAGGCTGATTCTTCGGTTACATCTATCCAATCGGCCATAGATTCTATTCTTTTTCCTTTTCCTTGTCCTTCGGGACAGTTTCTTTTTCCGGCGCTGTCCCCCGCGTAAAAAGCCCGGTTGCCACAATAGCTTTTATGATATGTGCATTCATTCGATCCAGATCGTCGCCGGCTTCACAATACGCTTCAATTAAGTCATATGCTTCATCCTCATTTTTAAGATTAAGCCCCGTTACCAATCCGGCAACGGTAAAACTAATATCTGCCTGACGTACTAATGCAGCAGAACCAGCGCTGAACAGATAAGTAATAGATTTACCGATCAGCTTCTCCAACATAGCAAGATTCTTGATTGTATAGCACAATTCTCTGTCTTTACCATCAATTTTTATCATAACTGTATTTTTCATTTTTTATTCTCCATTTTATTAAAAATTCGGCTTTCATATTTCGATTCTGACGGGGTTTTATGAGTCATCCCATATATTTATACCCCCAAAAAACTATAAAAAAAGCGGGGATATGCTGTTAACATACCCCCGATAATTTATGCGCCTTGTGCCGGTGCCGTTAAATCACTAATAGCGCCTACGCCCTCAAGCGTTACTTTGACGGTGCTAATTGCGTCGTGGGCATTATCGTCATCATATTCGGTAATATAAGCCCAGCCAGTTCTAAACATGCCATTTTTATAAGTCAATTTTACATTAACCTGCTTGCTATTGGTATATGCATAATCCAATACTTTTAGGCCGTCGTCACTGGCAATCTGTAAGCCGCTGTATGCGATAGACCAAGATTTCAAGCCGGGAATCTTAGATTCCCAACCGCCAGACGTTTTATGAGAACCATCCAACGTTGATGCTTTACGAGTCAATGGAGTGTTTCTTTGACCACCGATAATCGTCCATACCGGCGCTGCGGTCGTGCCTGTATTGATCGAAAATAATGTATCCTTGCCTGCTTCAGCTACACTTACGTTAGGATTCTCTGGAAGTGCTGCAAGCTGTGTATCTGTAATTGCCATAGTTTATAACCTCTTTCTAATTCGTTTTATTTAATTTCAAAACTGCTGTTAGATTTCCGTGATAACCGCCATCAGCAGCGGGAAATACTTCTGCTAGGTCTATTTCCGCATCAATCACCTTATAATGATCTATTGCTAATTCCTCGCCATAAAAAGTAATCAAGGCTGATATATCGTTTAGGGCTTCGTTAACTGCTTCTTTATCATCCGGGCTTCCCCAAACATCAAGAGTAATTGACATTGCCCAGATATTTATATCTTTTACTGCTATAGGTTTAGCCGTTATACCACCGACTGTTATATAAGGCAGTGCTGCGTCTGTTGGTACTTTTCCGTATATCGGAATGGACTGACCATTTTTTAGAAGTGTATATAATGCTTCTTGCAATGGAATCAGCGGTATATCTCTTATCAATATCATTGCAGCACCTTCTTTATATTTTCTTCTATCTTTGGCTTTTCTGATTCAACAGCTGGGCGCATAAATGGTTTAGCTGGCATCTTACCGTTATATATGTCGCCACGAACAAAACTGCCATTAATTTTTAACGCTTGTTTATTTTTTGAATAAGTTATTCTTTCGCCAGTGCCAAATTCAACAAGGTGGCTGTGCTGCGATGTCGATTTTATAACACCATATGCAACGTTTTGACTCATTTCAGATTTTATTCCTGATTTAAGATTTCCGGTTAAACCTGCCGGTGCTAACCTAATCGCCTGATCTCTTATTGCATTTACGCCATCCGTAACCGCTGATTTTATTGCCTGTTGTGTCTTTTCATTATATAATGCAATATCTGCGGTTGCCTTATAGACGGCTTGATCTATATTGGCATTAATCTTGAATGCACTCATGGGCGCACCTCTTTGGTAGTTAGCACATAGCAAGATGGGTCAGATATATCAACGTCAATGACGGTATACGTATGCTTTTGGACTTCTACTTTATCGCCTTTTTTAATATCAATAGGTCGTATCCGAAAGCCTTGTGTAACGATAACAGCCTGTCCATCACCTTGAGTTACTTGCGGCGTTATTCTTTGCTTTAACATTTCACACCAAACCGTTTTATATAGAAGATAATCACATTTTGGCCCAAAGCCTTTGTCAGGGCTGATTTCCGTATATTTTTTAATGGCCATTCTATAGCGCATATTCCCTATATTCATGGCACATCAGACTCCGTTATCAGACCTAAGTGTATCATCAAGGCTGTTATACTGTGCGGCACTTCCGTGTTATTACCTACATTAGCAATACGATTCTCGTACCAATTTGCTATAAGTAATTTGATTAACAGATTATGAAGTTCATTCGCTGAATCATAAGCTTTGCCAGTGGTGTTCTGCATATAACGGACTGCGGCTTGTTGCAATGAAGTGATTAAGGCATCTTCTTCCGTTCCATCAACGCGAAGAAATAATTTTATTTCATCCAATGTCATTTTATTCACCAACTATAAAAAAATCGGCTTCCATATTTCGATTCTAAGCGACGTTTGAAAGCCGACCTATATGTTTATACCTTATGCAGATTTTTTATTAATGAAAACAAGGCCGTTAGCGTCAACCATCTTTCCATCAACTGCCGCGAAAGACTGATATACCTTGTTGCGAGTAGTCTGTTCTACATACGTTACAAGGTCGATGTTATAGGCAGTATTGATAATATACTTGTCCATCTGCGCCACGAAAGCAACCGTCCCGCCAGCAGCAGCAGCGTCAAGCGACGGCATCCAATCCGTAGTAATAACCTTAGTGCCCATAATCTGGTAAGCTGCATCCCCGTCGATACCCATGTTCATGCGTGCGACTGGCTGGCCCTGTGCGTCCGTGATTCCCATAAAATCATAGAACGTAGCTTCATTCATTACGAGAACTGCACCGTCACGGTAAGCGGTAGGAATAGCTTTTTTAATCGCAATAATATCTTTATATGCAAGAGTTGCGCCTAAAGATACTGTCGCGGCTGCTGTTGCTTTCAATATACCTGTAGGTGCGCCAGTCCCGCTGCCATTAATGATTGCATTTTCTAATCCTTTTGCCATTGCTTTGCTGACGTTGCTTGCAATAGAAGATTCAAAAGCGCTTAAAGACTGAACCTGTGCCATGAAAGATAAACCGATTGCTTTCACAAGCGGGAATGCGCTGAAAACTACGCTGCCGGTGGTCTTACCATCAACTGCTACTCCATTAGTAGCAAGCGCTGAATCCGTCGTGAATACTGCCGGGCTTGTTAACTCGCTGGTTGGAATACTTACGCCTGCCGGGTAATTCATATAGCTAACCAGCGGCAGCAAATTACCATAGCTTTCAACCTTCTCTATAATCTGATTGAGAACCGTCTGAGGAATTACTGCACTATTAGCGCCCGTAAGTGCTACACTGCGGAACTCTTGCGCCATTTCACCGGTTTTTGCAAACTCCATAAAAGCCTGTCTATATTCGATACTATCTAATCCGTGTTTATCCATTTTTCTGATCTCCTGTTCTGGTTTCTTTATCTCTGTAGTTGTAATTTTGCCAACGTTGATTTTATTAGCGATTTCTTGCTTCTTGCGGATTTCAATTTCCTCTTTTTCAAGGGATTCTAATTCAGCCTGTATCTTTTCCAGATCAAGCTTTTGTGTGTCATCTTTTAATGCGGAACGAATCTCAATTTTACGCGCATTAATCTCTTTCAAACGTTTATCCATTATTTACACCTCATATTTTTTTGTTTATACTATTGCGGCTATCCAGCTTTTTTATATTTGCCATCCGGCTATATAAGCAATTTAAAAATTTTAACTAAAAAAAACGACCTCGTAGGAGGCCGTCTAAGCGATTTTTATAAGCTTTAGGTATGTTTATATAGCTTAAAAAGTCATCAATATAAGCCGTTTTCGTATTTCTGCATCCTTGATCTTTTGTTCCATTTCAGCTTTAGCGGAAAAATAATCTCGTGCGCTTATATTGCCGCCGTCATCTGTCTGGATTGATGTCCCATCATATGCTGGCGTGTCTACTGCTGACACATCCCATATTTTATTTATGGATAAGATGCGGCGCGTATGGGTTTGCTGATCGTAAGAATCTTGATTTACGCTGAATCCGAATGACATCTTATCTATATCGCCGCGCTGGATTAAACCGTATAAGTCTTTACCGGCCTGTACCGGCGCAAGATTAGCTTTAATCAACAAACCCGTATTATCTACACTAAGTTGTAATGTCTTGTTACGTGTGCGCGCTAAAACTAAAAAGTTATCACTATGATTATATTTAAAGGGAACATCCTTATAATCACATCCGTCAAAAGCGTTCTTGTCTATAACCTCAAAATAATTAACGCCGTCTATCGTGCATATAATTGTTGGTTGTTCCAGAACAGCTGCATATCCAGTAACAAGTAAGTCATTATTATCATCCGCTGCAAGAGTTGCTGATCTATATTCTTTCTTAATCTCCATCGTTGTCACCTCCTGCACTATCATCTGTACCAACCTGATATTTATTTTGTTTATCTGAATCTACATAATTTAGCGATACTAAGCGCTTATCTCCATCAGGAATCGCGTCAAATCCGAATATTGCGCGGGCCTCGTTAATCGTAAGAATACCTGTCTGCTGCAAGACCTGAATCATGCTTGTTTTGGATTTAAGAGAAGCATATTCTAATCGGTTACTTTGGAATACGACCTCATTTCCATATCCTTTTTCTCTCTCGCTAAATATCTTTGCGGTAAATTCTTGTGAAAGTTGAATGGCTATAGGTTCAATAACACTTTCGTAGAATGCTGTCCATTCTTCTTCCGTATAGCTGTTCGTAATAATTTTTTCACTCAAGCCGAAGTATCTGTATATATCTTCCCTGCAATATGACATCTGTTCGTTATCTGCTGTTTTTATATCACTTGTTAACTCATGGTAATCTGTTTTTGAATCAAGAATGGCTATTCCAGAACCAGCATTAACGCCATTAACTGATATAAATTTAGATGTAAAATCATCCAGCACATTTTTTTGGTCATCCGGCTTCAATATTCCAGCTAATTTTAAATAACCTCTTAATTTAGTGCAATTTTTAACTGCATTTTCCAAAGCCTGCTTCAATGTATTTAAAATATTAAGGGGCTGCTGTAACGGCTGTTCGTTAGATTCCCCAAAGATGTCCCCTCTGTTGAAATGACGGCGTAAATGTATCAAGCTTGTATAAGGTACGGTAATCTGGCCGGATTGACCAAACGTAAATCTACAATATAATTCTTGTTGATACTCTCTCAGTTCTAAAGAATTATAATTGATCGGATATATACCCAAAACATTTCCGCTGCCATCCGTTTTTACATAGGCAAAAGCATTATTATAACTGTATAACTGCGTTACCAATTTGTATAAAAAATCATAAGAACTCATGTATTCGTTGGGGCGTGTACTAAGCAAACTGTCTAAACTGCTGGCCGCATTGATGACTTTATTGTTTTGTCGTCTTATATGGGCCGGTCTAAGTTTAGCGGCGTTTCTCGCAATAGCATCTATACACGTTCTAACAGTTGCATCATCATAACTATTGCCGTCATAAGGCACAAAATAATTATCATAACTGTTTAACAACTTAATTTGCTGTGTGACTAAATCCGTGCTATGGTCAGGCTTGCCGAAAACATTGCTAAACATACTTCTAAAATTTATCAATTTTTCACCCCCTATTCTTTCAGATTAAGTTTAAATAATCCTCCATATTTCTTAGGTACGACGTATAGGCATCTAACAGCGCCATCGCTGCATCGTCTCTTGTCTTATCGCTTCTATCTTTCGTCGGTTGCAGATTCCCGTTTGTATCCTGTTTAACTTTAAGATTGGCCAAGCACCAAGCCATAATAGGATTGTTATTGTATACGATATGCTTCGCTTTAAGTTCTGCTTTTAAGTTTTGCAAAGGAATAGATAACGTTTTTGCGCCTTGAATTACCATATCCATAGTTGACTCGCCATATATATCTTGCATTTCCTGCGTTAAATATGATGCGCCGTAACGGTCATAGCCTATTTTATATAAATAGATTCCATATTTATCTTGAATCTCTTGAAACCATTGGACAATCATATGGTAGTCAATGATATGGCCATCTGATATACGTAGATAATCTTTATTTATCCACTGACGATATGGCACTTTATCTTCTTGTTCCCGGCGTTCTAATGCATCAGAAGTTATCCAGCTTTTTGTTAAGACGTATATGTTTTCATCATTCGGGATACGGAAGATAACAACGGCACTTGTTAAGTCCGTGGTTTGTGACAAGTCGAAACCGCCAATGCCATAATTAGGTTTTAAATCTAATGCGTTAAACGTTGCTTCGTTTTTTATGTCTGACCAATCAAGATAAGACTGGCTGGATGTCTCAGGCAAATTAAAATCTTTGGTCAAAAGGTCTTTGATGTCTTTATGTCCAGCTTTTGCACGTTGGACTTTTTCTGCAAGTTGTGCATAATCTTTAATTGTTCCAAGACCCGGATTAGCTTTTAACCAACAATTACAGTTTTTCCATTCTTCTTTATCATCTAATTCGTAGATTATCGGCAGAAATCTATCGTCTTTATAATCGCCTATGCCGTCATAACCGTTGATTGTGTCTACTGCCTGTTTATATTTTTTGTCGTATATATTTTCTCTAACGAAACCTGCCGTACTGGCGATTATGATTAATGGTTGCTGTCTTGCGGTCATTCCATCAGCAACAACATCATATAAATTACTGTCGCGCCATGCGTGTAATTCATCAATTAAGGCACACGACACATTCAAGCCATCCAGCGTATTTGAATCACTCGCCAACGGCTTATAAATACCATCGTTAATGCTGCAATAGATGTCGCCTACTCTGGTTTTGCAGTATTTGTGGATTTCCGGCGACTTCTTTATCATTCTTACTGTTTCATCCCAGACGACACGCGCTTGTTCTCTTTTCGTTGCTACTGAATATATCTCCGGGGCTGATTCGCTATCAGCAATCAGACAATATAATGCGATAGCAGACTCCAATGCTGATTTACCATTCTTCCGGCCTACCAATAACAAGACTTCGCGATATTGGCGCAGATCATTAGCATCAACAAAGCCGAAGATAGCAGAAACTAATGCTTTTTGCCATAGTTCTAATTCAATCAGTTTGCCGCCAGTCTTACCTTTGCTTAGATGGCAAAAAGTTTGAATAAACTCAATCGCCCGATCAGCTTTGTTTTCGTCAAAATGAAAAGCACCCTGCGGATTCTTAATGTTATTCACAAGGTGCTTATACGTTCTTCTTACTTTATTGGAAACTGTTACTTTGCCGGAAACAATCTCGTTATAATATTCTTCTATGTAGTTATCCATAGGTAAATCACTTCTTAATTAGAAACTGCGCCAACTTATCGCCTGTCTGTGCTTGTTCTTGCTGCGGCAACTGATCTAGTAACAATTTTATGGTAGAATTATAATTTTTTATCATTGTGTTATATGTTTTAACAGCTACGCTGTCTTTTTTGCCGCATTGGTTAGCGCCGTTGGTGTAAACTTCTTCGTATCCGTTTTCGTCAATCTGCTGGCGCAACTCATCCAATGATACTGCCATCCATGCAGCATTAGCGATCAGGGATTCAACTGCTTTTTTCTTATCGGTGTCAACATCTTTATATATCTTTTTTAATTTGTTGACTTCTTTATGTATTTGTTTTGATTTGTCGATTTCTTCCATTTTATTTACCTTCTTTACGGATACCAGCTGAATTTTAACCTACACCGCCTACAAAAAAGACGCATGTATTAAATTAGAGGCTATACCCGGTCTTATGTAGCAAGGCTTTTCAGCTTTTTACCGGGGGGACTTATCAGTTATACCGATAAGATTTCCTTCGCTGTCAAATTTACACTGTCTTTCCTGTTCGTATCCATGAATTATATTATGGCAGTTTATACATAACGGTATAAGATTATCAGTGTTAAGTGTTATGTCTGGATTATTTATGTTTAAAGGTGTCAGCTTAATCTTATGATGGACAATTAACTCTTTAGAAGGTCTATGGCATCTTGCACATATATAATATGATTCTTCTAAAACTTGTTTACGAACTCGTTTCCATTCTTTAGAACTATAAAATTGTTTAGCAAAATCTTGTGCCATATAGATTCACCCTAAAATAAAAAAAGTCTACTCAGTAGACAAAATTCTTTCCTTACTGACTTCATACCAATGTTCATCTTTTTCTATAAGAATTGGATAACGGTCTGTATGAATTGCTGCTATACCTGTTGTACCTGAACCAGCAAAGCAATCTAATACTTTATCTCCTGCATTGCTATAAGTCTTTATAAGATATTCCATAAGTTCAACTGGTTTCTCTGTTGAATGTTTGGTATGATTTTGTGAACCGTTTATATCAATTAGAGTAGTTGGGTAATTGGTATATTGCTGTATGTATTGATGACCTATATAGTTATCACGGATACCTATTTTACTATTTTCTTTGTTGTTTATTTTATTTTTGTTAATCTCTATCAAGCCTTGCGGGTTATAAATCATTTTATTCTTACTGCCGTTTGCCGTTGTGCCTTTGGAAAAAATTAATATATTTTCGTGCTGCCGCATAAGTTTATTTTTAGCGTTTGCAAAATTAGTTTTATTTGATTTTACCCAAACAGCATCGTACCTAAAGATGTCTTTTCCCGCATTTAAGAAGTCTATCGCCGCTGGAAAAGCCATTGTCATAACTATTGTTCCATTAACTGTCAAGATTCGTT